CTTCAGGATACCTCTCCTTATCTTTGTAACATTGTGGTCCCATGGCTAATACTAAACCAACTTGTGATGCAACTTGCTGTCGCTCTAAAGTTGTTTCAGCTAATACTAATCCACCTTTAGTTTTCTCTTTCATTTTGAAAGGTAAAACTAACATTCGCCAACCTGTAGGTTTTGGCAGTTTAGGTTCTTCTTCTTTTTTCTCTGATTTTTTTACACCAATGAGATCATTGTTTGGTGTTAATATTGATGACTGTTCCTTCATTTTGCTCCTTTTCTTCTAGCAGGTTAGAGATTTCCTGTAGTGTTGCCTCGTAGGCGTTTATCTGTCCTATTATATACTTATATTTTTCCATGTTGTCAACACCACCTGATGTGACTGACATTGATAAATTGTCTAATCTATTTCTTAAAAATTTAAGAAGTTTGTTTATTACGTTTTCTAATTGCACTTAACATTTCCATCTTCTACGAGCTTGTCTTAGTCTTGAATTAGGATCAGCTGCAGCTTTTGGAAATTTTTTCATTTGACCTGCGCTTCTTGCACAGTACGACTTACGTCGGTTTGCAGCCTTAGAACCCTTTTTCACTTTACCAGTGACAGCTGTTTTTAGTTTTGAACCGGGATTTTCTCTTCTATATCGGGCGACCCCAGCTTTTGTCATCCCTGCTCCAGACTTTGTAGATCTGAAATACTTTTTAGTTTTAGGTGGTTGTTTATCTTGTCTTCTCATTATGCAAATGTTTTTACGTTAGTTGGTTTACCGCCGGGATTACCAGCTGCTCGTTTTCGTTTGACAGCACTCGCCTTTTGCGACTTTGTCATCCGTGTGGCTTTTGCAAGT